GAAACTCGGCAGGCTCTCTGATCGATAAACCGACACGCCAGGCCCGCGTGAAGTTCGAGGAAGCAACGCCCAAGGTTGCCAAGAAGCTCATTGCCATCTTCGAAGCCCTGCCCGATAGTGAACCCGAGCTGGTGCTGGCCTTTGCCCGAGAAATTTTGGATCGAGGCCTGGGCAAGCCCAAGCAGGTTGTGGACGTAAAAGAGTCACGCGAGTATATCGAGTACAAGTACATAGAGGAGCTTATCCTTGCCGACCCCGAAGCCGTTCGACTCGCGGCTTCTCTTGCAGAACGCCTGGAGGACCACACCGGGAACGTTTGCTCAGAGGCTTTCGGGCGGGAAGTGGAGGCTCTACCGCCACCTTCGTGAGCTGTCCTTTCTGCTCACCCAGGCCGTGGCCGGGCGCTATCCTAGGCTGATCATCAGCATGCCCCCTCGGCATGGAAAGTCTGCTTTGGTCAGTCACTGGTTCCCAGTCTGGTTTCTCGACCTCTTCCCCCAGTACAGGGTCATCCTGGCCAGCTATGAGTCCGATTATGCAGCTACCTGGGGCAGAAAAGTAAGAAACACTATCCAGGAGCATCCGGGAGAGCTGAGGGTGGAGATCTCCGGAGACTCCTCGGCAGCCGACCGCTGGGACACGACCGAAGGCGGCGGCATGAATGCGGTTGGCACTCAAGGCGCTGTTACTGGAAAGGGCGCTCAGGTGCTCATTGTGGATGATCCCCACAAGGACCGGGAGCAGGCCGAGTCCCTGACGATGAGGGAGAAGGTCTGGGACTGGTGGACCGGGACGGCCCGAGAGAGACTGGAGCCGATGCCTTGGGCGCCCTTCGGGGTCGTCATCGTCATGGCCACCCGCTGGCATGTGGACGACTTCACTGGCAGGCTCGTTGGCCGCAAGGTCGATGCCGAGGCCGGAGGCCAGAGATACTCTCCTCCCTGGATCGAGTACCGGCTTCCCGCTCTGGCCGAGCTGGAGGATCCTTTGGGCCGGCAGCCTGGAGAGGCCCTATGGCCGGAAAAGTATCCTCTGCATTCTCTAATGGCCATCAAGGAGGACATCGGCCCTTACAACTGGCTCTCTGAGTATCAGCAGACGCCCATTCGCCGGGAAGGAGCGCTCTTCCGCCAGGAGTACTTCCGGCCGGTAGAGGTGCTGGGCTAAACAAGGTACATAACCCTTCTCCCCCCTCCCCGGACCCCACCCCTCTCATCCCTGTAGCTGTTCCGCCTGCAATTCCGGTTGATTGGAATCCATGAAATCATGATTCAAGATCAAGACTGCGCCTATGAACTTTCCGTCATCGAGCGGTCGTCTCTCAAGATCGGCACTTTCATCGACCTGGCCACCAGCACGAATACGCGCGCTGATTTTACGGTAATCGCCACCTGCGGCCTGGATGACAAGGCGAACATCTACATCTTGAACATTCTCCGTGGCCGGTGGGAGTGGCCGGATGCGAGAGAGAGGATCATCGAAGAGATCCTTTTGCAGGGCGTTGGCCTGGCCGGGGTGGAGACAAACGGCTTTCAGCTCTCCTCCTTTCAGGAGCTGGTCCGGGAGAGTCGCCTTCGCAATGTCGCCTTCTATCCCGTCCCGGTCAATAAAGACAAGGTGAGCCGCGCCTTGCTCTGCTCGGCCCGCGGTGCCGCAGGCAAGCTGTTCTATCGCAAAAATGCCTCCTGGTTTGAGACGCTGCTTTACGAATTCACCAATTTTCCGGGCGGAGATCACGACGACATAGTGGATGCTGTTACGGGATGTATCGAGCTTTTAAACAATTTCCAGGCTGCGGCCCCGGTGGTCTCGCCTGGCGTTCCCAAAAAACGCAGTAAATGGAGAGGGAGAAGATAGTGGCAAAGAAGAACATGAAACTGGTCGAGATGGGCCGGACGGGCCTCACCCGCTTCGGCGGCTACATCTCTGAGGAGTGGCTTCCTGAACTGCAGGGCAGAAAGGGCGCTGAGGTCTACAAAAAGATGGCCGACAGCGATGCTATTATTGGCGGATACCTGTTTGCCATTAAGGAGATCGCCAAATCGGTCCCCTGGTTCGCCGTTCCCGCCAACAGCAGCGAAGAAGGCCAAAAGGACGCCAAGTATCTGGAGAGCTGCATCTACGACATGTCCACGCCCTGGCCCTCTACTCTGGATGAGATTTTGAGCATGCTGACCTTCGGCTGGGGCTACTTCGAGAAGGTCTTCAAGATCCGCCGGGGTCCGAGGCAGAAAGATCCTCGATTTCACAGCCAGTATAAGGATGGACATATCGGCTGGGCCAAATGGGCTCCCCGAGCCCAGGAGAGCCTGAATGAGTGGATCTATGACGAGGACACAGACACTCTCATTGGCATGAGCCAGATCCCGGCGCCGGATTATCAGGAGCGCAGGATTCCTCTCGACAAGGCCATCCATTTTGTAACCACTTCATCAAAGGGCAATCCTGAGGGCCGGTCTCCCCTCAGAAACGCTCGGCGAAGCTACTATATGAAGACCAATATAGAGGACCTGGAAGGGATCGGAATCGAGCGAGACCTCGCTGGTTATCCGACTCTCTATATTCCCTTGGAGGTCTTCAAAAGGGAGACCGACAAGGCAACTGAAGCTTACAATGACTTCATGGATGTGATCTCCAACATCCGGAGAGACGAGGCCGAGGGCATTCTTCTTCCTGCTGTTTTTGATGCCAACGGCAACCGCCTCTACGAGTTCAAGCTACTTGCCAGCAGCGGAACCCGCCAGTTCGATACCAGCCGCGTTATCACCCGATACGATACTCGTACTGCGTTGACTGTTATGGCCGATTTCTTGCTTTTGGGCCAGCAGAAGCAGGGCAGTTATGCGTTGTCTGATACCAAGTCCAAGATGTTCTATCAGTCGCTGATGTCTCTCCTGGACAACATCGCCGAGACCATAAACACTCAGGCCGTTCCCGAGCTCTTCGAGCTGAACGGCTGGGAGAGGGATGAGCTTCCTTATCTCGCTCACGGAAAGGCCGAGCCTGTCAACCTTGAGGCGCTGGGCAACTTCCTGGAAAGGCTAACTAATATGGGCATGGTGCTGGATGACCGGCTGGAAAATCACCTGCGAGGCATTGCCGATCTGCCCTTAAGAGACACGCAGCAGCCTTCTCGTCGCAAGGCAAGGATGGCCCCAGCTCTAAGAAAACCACAACGGCCAAAGAGGCAGGATCTGGCCGGTGGAATCCAGGAGGTCATGGAGGTGGCTGCCTGATGGTAAACGGCTGGTGGTGGAGGTGTGGAAATGGCACACCATGCAAAGCTTGCCGGGAGAGAGAAGGCCAGTTCTTCCCTCTCTCTGTACCTTTTCAGCAAATTCATGACAATTGTGTATGCTATCCCGAGTTGTCCGAAGTAGAAAACCCAGAATATTCTGAGATAGTGCCAGATGAAGAAATCCCTGGCCTGCAGAGGATCAGCTTTGAAACGAACGAGCCGGCACCAGAGCTCCCTAAAATAGGGAATGAGGATCTGAAATTTATTATGCCTCAATCTCCTGATGCGGGCTTGGGCGAAATGCGTCAAATCCCAACTTTCCAAAAGGATGAGAATTCAATGAAGTACTTTTCCAGCTTTGACGAACTCTGGGCTCATTGCGAGCCCTCCCTTGGCAATGGCACGAGGCTCTACGTGGAGAAGGCCGGACATAAGCGTGAGTTCTCCACCCGCCGTGAGCTGTCGATCCTGGACCGCTGGGCCGGGGGAGCGACGATCGTCACCAGCGGGGTCGAGAGGTCTGTGCTCCTCAAGGCGGAGATGCAGCCGCTGAGTGTTACGAACGCAAAGGCGGTCTTTGTCGCCGCCTCTCCCAACAAAATTGAGGTAGCCAGAGGTGTTCCCCTGGCCGGTGAAGGTCGCAGGCTCTTTCGCAAGTCCATCCTGGAGCCTGCCGGCCTTCAGGAAAATGAGACCGGTTTTCTCTACCTCGTGCCCCGCTGCCTCAATCGTGAGCCGCAGGCCGAAGAGATAGACGCCTGGCGGCCCTGGATTTTGCAGCAACTGCAAACAATGAACCCCAGGGTCGTAGTAGCTTTGGGAAAGGCCGCGGCAGAGGCGGGCCTGGCCGGAATTACGATGCCTCATCCTCATGCCGTCCTTCGCCATGGCGACTCTGGGGAGCTGGCCCGGAAGGTCAAGCGCCTCAAAGAGGCTCTGGCCAAGGCTCAGAACATCGATCATGCTTTAAATAGTTGGAATCTTAAGGAAGTTCCTGTCGTTGGAGACGAATTTCACGCCCCGATTTTCAAGGCCGATGAAGAAAGGCGCTTGGTTTACGGCGTGATTGCTGAGTCCGATATGGTGGATGCACAGCTCGATGTCATGAGCGCTCGCACTATTGAGGACATGGCTCATAACTTCATGATGAGGTTCCGAAGATTCGACGAGCGACACAACTGGAAGCAGGTTGAGGCCATGCCCGTGGAATCCTGGGTCTTCAGAGAAGATGTAACCCTCTTTGGACAGCTCATCAAGGCGGTTTCGTGGGTTATTGGTGCTAAGGTCTTCAATGATGGGATCTGGCAGAGGGTCAGGTCCGGCGAGTATAGAGCATTCTCAATTGGAGGAAAAGGTGTCAGAACCCCAAGAATACGATTTGCGTGATGTAGAGGTGCAGTTCATCAGCTTCGTTCCTCGTGGGGCGAACAAGAAACAATTCCTGGTGGTGAAGGAACTGAAAGAATTGAAAGAAGACATTGTGAAAACCATCCTGGAGACGCCGGACGAGGATCTGGAAAAAGCTCTCCAGGAGGCGGGCCTGGAGGGCGAGGGGGCCGGGGCGCTTGTGGGAGCGTCGAAGCTATTGAAGGCTTACAAAGACGCCCTTCCCGAGAACGCAATTGCGATCCTGGCGAAATGTGCAGGGCTTGCCTTACCTGAATTCGAAAAGGAAGATGTGTCGAACAAAGGAAAGGAGACGAAAAAGCAATCTGCAAGTGAACTGTCCAAAGAAACCCTAGAGAAGCTGGATCCAGGCGTTCGTTCTCTGCTGGAGAAGACTCTGGCCGAGAGGGATCAGGCCACAGCCAAGGCTGACGAGGCTCTGAGCCTGGCCAAGGAGCTGAAGGAAGAGAAGATTCTCAAGGAGTATGTCGAGAAGGCCGAGAAACTCCCCCATCTCTCCATTGAGGTCATGAAATTTGCGCCGATCATGAAGGCTTTGGGAGAGGAGCATCCGGCAGAGTTTGCCGAGGTCTTAAGAGTTCTCAAGGCGGCAGATGCGGCCATAGAGAAGTCCGAGCTCTTTAAAGAGATCGGCAAGGCTGGATCCGGTGAGTCGGATGCTGAGGCGCAGGTCTATGCCAAGGCCAGGGCTTTGGTGGCCAAGGATGGAGACTTGACTTTTGATGATGCGGTCTGCAAGGTTCTGGAGGAAGACAAAGAGCTCTACACCAGATACGAAGATGAGCGCCAGAAAACCGTAAAGAGGAGGGGCAAGTGATGTCCGGCGAAGAGATCGTTTACTCCACCAGCATCATGGCTGGCGCTGACCTCTCTGACAAGCAGTTTCACTGTATCAAGCTCAACGCTTCCGGCCAGATGATACTCTCCGGTGCCGGGGAGAACTCGCTCGGCATCTTGCAGGATAAGCCGGCCTCCGGCCAGGTAGGAGCAGTCTGCTGCCTGGGAAAGAGCATGGCCGTTTACGGGGCCGAGGTGACAGCAAACCAGGATCTGACGCCCGACGCATCGGGCCGGCTGGTTCCGGCGACAGGCAGCGATGCTCATGTGGCCGTGGCTGCAGAATCTGGTTCTGCTGGTGAGATTCACAGCGTCTACTTGGTCTCCAGGGCCAGTGCCGGTGCCATCCAGAAGAGCGTTCTCTGCATTCCCTACAAGCTGTCCAAGATAGCCAATGGCGATCTGGTTACAGAGATCGTTCCCGGCTTTCCCGGTCGGATCATCAAGTGGTGGTTTACTATCACCGATCCTGCCACGACGGCAGCCAAAGCGGCAGATCTCAATTTGGAGATCAACTCCATCAATGTAACCGGGGGCGTGCTGCAGCTTACCTCAGCCAACTGCACTCCCAAGGGGAGCAAGGTTGCGGCAGCCGCCATTACTGCAAACAATGTCTTCGGCGCAGAAGACTCCATCAGCATAGAAGCTTCGAATGTCACCGCCTTTGCGGAAGGTGAAGGCGTGCTCATGATAGCAATAGAATAGGAGGTGAAGGAAAAATGCCTCAGCCTACTGCAGGTGACGTTCACGTAAGCCGCCTGCTCGGAAACATTTCGACCGCTTACATTCAGAAACAGGGCTCCTTCGTGTCCGACCAGGCTTTCCCGGTCGTGCCTGTGGACAATAAGAGCGACCGCTACATAACTTACAGCAAAGAAGACTGGCTTAGAGATGAAGCACAGGAGCGGGCTCCAGGAACGGAGTCCGCTGGTGGCAGCTATGAAGTTGATACCGAGCCCAACTTCTTCTGCCGCAAATACGCCTTCCATAAGGACATAGACGATGATACGCGGGCGAACCAGGACAAGCCCTTAGATGCTGACAGAGACGGCACCCTCTTTGTGAGCCAGAAGATGCTCCTCAAGAGGGAGCGGATCTGGGCCAGCGCCTACATGACCAATGTCTGGGGCACTAATTTGACGGGAGTGTCCGGAACACCAGGCGCCGGGGAGTTCAAGCAGTGGGACCAGTCCGGTGCTACCATCCTCAAGAACGTTGAGGATTGGAGAGAGCTGATCGCCAGCACCACCGGCTATGAACCCAATATATTGATCTGTGCTCCTGATGTGCTGGCAAATCTCAAGGTAAGTCCCGAGGTGAAGGACACTATCAAGTACACTCAGAAGGGCGTAGTCACGGAAAACCTCCTGGCCGAGCTCTTCGGAGTGGAGAAGTTCCTGGTGCCAAGAGGCGTGGTGAATACCGCGGCCAAGGGCAAGGCTGGAGCCTTCCAGCGCATCGTGAGCAAGAAGATCCTGCTTTGCTATGCACCGGAAAAGCCGTCTCTGCTCACGCCTTCGGCTGGATACATATTCTCCTGGAAAGGCTACTTCGGGGCTGACAAGTTCGGTGCTCGCATCAAGAAGTTCCGCATGGAGAATGTGGAGTCCGACAGGATTGAAGGAGAGATCGCTTTTGATTGCAAGCAGGTAGCTGCCGATTTGGGCTGTTATGCGGCCTCGGTAATCGCCTGAGTCTCTCTTTTTTGGAGGGAGGATGAACTGGACTTATACCAACAATCCCGGAGGGAGCACCAAAGACGCTTTGCGGCTGGCCGTGGGCGATACCAATCAGGAAGACCCGCGCCTCTCTGATGAGGAGGTCGAGCACTTCCTGGGCCTCTATCCAGGTAAGGTGAATCTGGCGGCAGCCGATGCGGCTGAGGCCATAGCTGCCCGGTACTCCAGCATGGCCGTCTCTTATGTGGGCGACCTCAATAATTCGCCCCATTTGAAGGCGGAGTACTACCTGAAGCTCGCTCGCCAGCTTCGCAGCCGGGAAGTGGTGGAGGCAGAGGAGGAAGCAGAAGAGAGCATTGTGGCAGGCCCTGGCTACAGCTCGCAGGCCCTGCAGAGAGGAGCGATATTCAAACGGGAGTCAGGTTTATGAATCCGATTTTGGGTGAACGCGGCCCGGAGGCCCTCAAGCTTCTCCTGGCCGGAGTTGGGACGGGAGGAATCTATCTGTTCGGTGCGTGGGATGTCATCCTAAAGGCCCTCATCGCCCTGGTGGTCATTGACTACATAACGGGCGTGATGGCGGCCTATATTGAGAAGACCCTGAGTTCAGAGATCGGGATGAAGGGCATCATCAAAAAAGTCTGCATCTTTCTCATGGTGGCCGTGGCCAATATCATGGACATCTCTTCCGGCCTGGATGAGCCCTATCTTAGAACGGCCGTCATCTGGTTCTTCATCGCCAATGAGGGGCTTTCAGCATTGGAAAATATGGGGCGGTTGGGGGTGCCTCTGCCTGAGTTCCTCAAGCAGTCTTTGCAGAAGCTGAACAAAGGCAACACAGGCCAGGTGAAATGAAGAGCGCTCTCACTGAAAATGCGGGCATAAACGACATGGTGGGCGGCAAGATATGGATTTTTGTATCGAGCGGTATCATGGGAATAGCCTGGTCTTGCCTGTGGCATTAACGATTCCTCAGGTATCGGAATCAGGAGCAATCACTTATGTCCCGCTATCCATTGCTGGAGCTGCAATCAGATTCAAGCTGGGGGAAATTACGGAGTTATCCGATGGCTATTCTATAACTCGAAATGACCTGGCAGGGAATTTTACCATAATCATCTCTGCTACACTGATGGCGACCCTGGCGAATACAGTCTACTACTTTGCAGCAGAAATCACGTATGCATCGGGCATTCGAGAAACGCTATTCGTGGGCAAATTAACCCTGAAGGATAACGTGGTGCTGTGACAAATGTTACGGTAGTAAACACCTCGCCTGTAGTGACTGTTACCGATCTCGATAAGCAGATTATAGTTACGCCGCCATCCGAAATCCATCTCGATATGGGAGTTAACCCCCCAGTCTACAATCTGACTGGCCATTCCATCTTTGTGGGCTCTGGAGGTGTTAATGGATTCCAAGTATGTATTCTGGCCCTTGATGGAACAGTCAGGCCTGCAGATGGTTTTAACCCAACACATGCCGGAAGGGTCATAGGTTTGGCAAATTCCACCCAGGCCAAAGGGATACCTGCCATAATCCAGCTCGCAGGAGAAATTGAAAATCTTGCATGGAATCTGGTAGCAGGAGAGGTATATTACCTTGCCTCGGGTGGAGAGATCTCTCTGACACCACCAGATACCGGATTTGTGCAGAGAATCGGTGTGGCAAAAACTTCTACAATTTTAGTAATAAATCTTGGAGAACCTGTATTGAGGTAAAAATATGGCAGATAAGTACATATCGATAAGTGCAGGTGGCGTGCTAACTGAAGTAGCAGCCACGGTTTCAAGCTCAGGGTCAAGCAACGCGGGAGATATTCCTGCTCTTGATGCAGATGGCAGGCTCGATGATTCATTGATGCCTTCGGGCGTGTCTGCAGAAGTAGTTGTCTGCGTCGCCTCTGAGGCTCTGGCTGAAAATGATGTGGTAAATTTCTGGGACGACACGGGCACTCTGAAATGCCGCAAGGCAGATGCAAGCGATGCTACTAAGCCCGCCCATGGCTATGTAAAAGTAGGTGTGGCAGAGGCCGGGAATGCGACTGTCTACACGGACGGGTTCTTGCCGGGAACCGCCCTGACGAAAGGCAGCAAATATTTCCTTTCTGAGGATGCCGGGATCGTGACAACAACGGCCCCAACCACAAGCGGCGCTATTGTGCAGTGCATCGGAGTCGCTGTTTCTGCAACAGAGATCAAGTTCGATCCCGATAGGATGTTCGTAGTCCGGGCGTGATCCCGTGGCTGCATTAAAGCCATTAGTGCTTGGTGCAAACGGATTTGAAGAAACTGTAGGAATTCCAGTAAGGCATTCAGGAACTTCTATCGGAACCGGGGCGAATCAGGAAATTAGCCACGGTTTCACCTCTGCACCAAAGAGGCTGGAACTCATACCTCTTGATGTGGGGGAGTCCACGGTTTTTTCCGGGCGGACCGTGGAATCTACCCATTTTCATATCACTGTCACCGCAGGACGGAGTTTTGCCTGGGTAGCAGAGGATTGGTAAGCAATGTCGGATTCACTAAAGAATATCGCAGATAGCAGCGTCCTCGATAATGAAGATCTTGTCGCTTTACAGGACTTGATGCCTGGAATCGAGAAGTCTATCCAGAGCCACACGATCTATCGAACCACCACCGAAGCCCTCTTCAGCGTTCTTAATGACCTCAAATTTCCAACTGCAGCCAGCAAATACCACCAGGCAAAACGCGAGCAATTGGTGATGTTTGAGAACATGGTGGGCTTATCTTTCGATTACCGGGCCGCAGTGATCGAGCTGGATGAGGTGGAATCCAAAATCGCTAACTCCAAGGGATTCAAACTGAAAAAGCTAGAGGTTAGGAGAGATCGGTTGCAGTTTAAGCTGATGTGGATGCGAAAGGACGGCCAAGAGCGCATTAGAGAACTGAAGATGTGGGCTCAGATCATGCAAGACCTCACCGAGTCCGATGTCTTTGACCTCGACAATAAAGATGCAGACGAACTGAAAGCCTTCACATTACGCTATCTATGGGAGCTGCCGGCAGCCTGCCGGGCTGGAAATGATGTAGGCGGCGCAGTCAATATTATTGCTCAGGCCAGGACGGGTCTCGCAGAGTGCGAGAGGCGCAACATAAAGCTGCCTGCTAACCTGGTGGAACGATCTAAGAGGCTTCTGAAGGGGGCTTGACTTGGGAACGTGGAGCGCAGGTGGCAACCTGAACACTGCCCGATCCATGTTATCCGGTGGCGGGAGTCCCAACGATGCCATCTGCATGGGCGGCTACAACTATGGCATTACTTATGATGATTTGACGGTCACCGAAGAGTATAACGGAAGCTCATGGAGTTCAGGGGGTAATATGTCCTTGGGGCGGAGCGCAGCAGCAGGCGGCGGAAGCTCCTCTGATGCCATCTGCATGGGCGGCTGTGGTTACACTTCAACCGAGGAATACAACGGAACCTCTTGGAGCAGCGGAGGAACTCTAAACACTGGCCGTTATGCTATGGGTGGGGCCGGTAACTCCTCCAATGCCATATGTATGGGAGGGTACACTTATGACGAGGAAACTGAAGAGGAAGCAAATGTACCGTATACAGAGGAGTACAATGGCACTTCCTGGAGTTCCGGCGGGGATTTAGCTACCGCCCGATATTATCCGGCTTCAGGAGGTAATGCCTCCAATGCCATTTGCATGGGTGGCTATGCTGATGGTTACTCCAATGTAACTGAAGAATATAACGGCAGCTCCTGGAGTTCCGGCGGGAATCTGGCAAATGCCCGAAATGAATTAGCCGGTGGTGGCAATTCGTCAGATGCTATTTGCATGGGCGGCTATGTTTCTGGGCTCAGCAACATTACTGAGACTTATGATGGCACCTCATGGAGCGCAGGCGGAAATTTAGTCACTGCTCGGCAAAGCCTGGCAGGAGGGGGCAATTCGTCAGATGCTATCTGCATGGGCGGCTATGCTTCTGGGTATTCCGGTGTAACTGAAGAATATGCAGAAGCATCTGCGGCCTCAGTTGTACCCGCTATTGCATTTCAATATCGGCAGAGGTGGTCCTAGTGGTCAGGAACTTACGATATAATACAGCCGTCCAGGTAACAGTAGGACCGTTTAGGGATAAGACAGACGGAGTAACTATCAAAAATTCTCTGACAATCAGCAATGAGAGGATCACCCTTACAGCAGATACCGACGACGGTAATGCACCTACAATTATCCTGGATAACGTGGTGGGCGCAACAAGCGGGACGGACAACGACCTGAACTATATCTCGAATTGCGATGCAGGGCTAATGCGGTTGAAGCTCTCGGCAGCCAACACCCAGAGGTATGGCCGGATGTTTCTGACCATTGACGACCCGAACAATCATGTTTCCGTGTTCCATGAATTTGAGATTCTGTCTCAGGAGTTCTATGATGCAAAGTATGGATCTGGCAATCTTCCAGCGAATACAAAGGCAATCTCCGGGGATGCGGGAGCAGCAGATAACCTTGAGGCGGCCTGTGACGGATCAGGGTATAATCTAGGATGCGGGCAGATTGTGGCGGCTTCGGTAACTTCGAAATCTGAGTACACACTCACCTCAGCCTACGATGCAGCCAAATCTGCAGCATCGCAAAGCTCGGTGAATGCTATTGGTGCAATTCTCGATGACCTGCATGATACAGACATCCCGGCCATAAAAACGGTCGTGGATGCTAATGGTGTTAAGCTGGTAGCGATTCAGGGCAAGACCGACATGTTGCCTATTGTCTGGTTCTCGCCTTAAATTAAGTTATTTTGGGGAGAAGGAGGTAAAACCATAACCCTAACCATTTTAGACGCTCTTATAACTGCTCTTTCAGGAAATACGGCCCTGGCGGCAATGGTTGACTCGAAAATCTATAAAAATATGCCCCTGGAAAAGAGCGATGTAGATTTGCGAAACGCCTCAAATAGGAGCCTCATATCCTGTGAGCTGCAGGACCTCTACGGCCAGCTTTTAACCTCTGATCCTGTCTTTGTCGTAGATATTCGCTCTCGCAAAGGAACTGATGTTGGAGCTGAGTATTGTGCTGAGATTGCCGACGTCGTGAGGACAATTCTGGATGATGGATTCCCAGGTGCAGAAGTCCTGAAAGTCAAGGGCGATGTAGCCTTTGACAAATCTCTTGCCGCCTTCCGCTGCCGGCTGGAAGTCTACTGCCATGTGAAAGTCAGCTGCACTTTAACACTTACTCCATCAGTCGCCAGCCCCCAGGATGCCGGCCAGGAGATCATTTTCGTAGCAGCCGCCACACCTTCGCAGGGCCTTGAATACCGTTTCCTCGTGAGCGGGCCGGGCACTGGGTCAGCAGCGCGGGATATGACCGGCTGGCAGAGTCGCAATAGCTTTGCCTGGAGGACCAGAGACCAGGATGTTGGGGCATCTGTTATCACTGCACAGATCAGAGGCGGAATCTCAAAAGGGGCAGCAGACCAGAGCACCACAACGTCTTATACAATATCTGTGGCATCAGGGGCTGGAGCCGGGACCGCCCCGGAGATTATCAGCCTGACACCCAGCCTGGCCAGTCCGCAAGAGGAGCAGACAAAGATTGATTTTATCTGTGTGGCTGATGATGCCGATAACGACCAGCTCTATTATCGCTTCTTCCTGACTGGACCGGGGACGGCTCGCAAGAAGAAGCTGGTTCAGGACTGGAGCCATAGGAATTCGTGGCAGTGGCAGCCCCAAACGGTCGATATTGGCGAGAGCACCATCGAGGTACAACTCAGAGACGGCCTGCACGCAGTCGAAGGCAGTTATGACGATAGCGAGACCGTCACCTACACCATCACTGTGGCAGCCGGCACAGGCACCGAGCCGACAATTACCAGCCTCACGCCTCACCTGGCCAGTTCCCAGCCGGCAGGAACTCTCATCTCCTTTATCTGTGTAGCCTCCGATACTGAAGAAGACCCGATACAGTATCGCTTTTTCATCACCGGTCCAGGAACCGCCAATGTGAAAAAGCTGGTGCAGGATTGGACTCGCAAGAACTTTTTCGAGTGGAGCAGCCGGGCTGAGGACGTAGGCCAGAGCACCATTGAAGTCCAGATTCGGGACGGCAATCATGCCGGCCTGGGCAGCTATGACGATAGCGAAACCGTCAGCTACACCATAACCGCAGCCGACACTGGTGACGGAAATAAGCCTACCATCACCAGCTTAACGCCTTCCCTCTCCAGCCCCCGCGGCCAGGGAACCGCTCTGGACTTCATTTGCATAGCGTCCGACCCTGAATCAGATCCAATTCTCTATCGCTTCTTTCTCACAGGACCGGGCACAGCCTCAAAGAAGAAGCTGGTGCAGGATTGGAGCCGAAAGAATGCCTGGTCCTGGACCCCTGGGGCGGGGGACATTGGCAGCAACATCATCGAGGTGCAGGTTCGAGATGGCAACAACGCGGGCGAGGGCGGTTATGATGCTACTGCTAATATCACTTTCGTAGTCTCCACGAACACGGCACCCACGATTGCCAGCGTGTATGTCAATGAGCCCGGCAATCCTTTTGTGGGTGATAAAATCCACGTAGTAGCCGATGCGGCTGACGTGGACGGCGACCAGATCCAATACAAGTTCTGGCTTTATCGGGAGTCGGTAGGTGCATCCTGGGAGCAGCTCACCGGCTGGCAAACTGAGAACTGGGTGTTGTACCAGATCGACCGGATGGACTATGAGACAATCTCCATCAAGTGCCAGGTGCGAGACGGCAAGCACGCAGGAGAGGAGGGTTTCGATGCCGAGGCAGATGCTGCAATTGATGTGCAGCGAGCAGCCATTACCTCAGTTACACCCAGCCTGGCCAGTCCTCAAGCTCATGAGAATACCATTGTGTTCTCAGTGCTGGCTAACAAGACCTCGAAAATCTATTATCGCATCTGGCAAAAGGGACCGGGAACGGGCAACGCCTGGCGGGATATGACCGGCTGGCAGGCT